ATCGTCAGACAGCCCTATTTCAATTCTTTTATCATCGCTTGAAGAATCTGCCATCTGCTCATTAAAAGGCTTGTAAACGGTCTTTCTGATTGTTCCGTTGGCATCCCATTGTTTTGCTACGATTGCGCTCATGTCCTGCATTGGAAAAAACGCAACGCTTCCATCCATAGGCACATCATTTGCCATAATTGCCGATTCCGACTGTACTACTTTTCCTTGGATTCCAAGAAACTGCGGTTGCATCTGCGGAATCTGTGGCTCTGGCTGTTGAAACCTCTGCATTGGGTTGTACTGATATGCGGCATAGCTTGGGTTTGGGTTAAATGCCATATTCTGATTTTGCATCTGATACATTCTCTTCCTCCAATACTTCCTTGATTGCGTGAATCATCGCTGACTGATACACAAGCGGAACCTTTGACACATCTTCTCTTGTTAAGATTTTTTCAAGAATTTCATCCGTAAATAACATTCCGCATCCCTCCTATGCTTATATTTTTGCATAAAAAAATACGGTTCTTCCGCAAAAAATAAGCAGAAAAACCGCATAAAAAAAAGAACGCCATAGCGTTCCAAGTCTACCATTTTCAGAAAAGAATCTAAGGCACTTGTGCAGACTCCTTTCTTTTGTGTTCAGTTTTTGAGTACCATTTTGAGTACCAAAGTTTTTTAAGACGCCGCAAACACAGTGTTTATGCGACTTTTAAAACAGTCCGTACGGGAATCGAACCCTAAAGTAATTACCTTGAAATGGCTTAAAATAGCCATTCTTTCAATTTTTCTTTGAGTACTTTTGAGTACTAGGGACTCATAATGCTTCGATTAAGTCAAGTTCCTGTCTCTTTTCCTCAATTCCTGTGCGGTCAAAATAATAATGATCTTTTGTGCAACTAATGTCTGTATGCCCCATAGTATCAAGGATTGTGGACTCTTTCACTTTTCCGTCAAGAAGAATGCTGCCGTATGTCTTTCGGATTTTGTGCGGAGATTTCACTTTCATTCGCAGTTCGTGTTCGCATATATACCGCAAACGTTCACGAAAGTTGTAGGATTTCAACCGTTCTCCGTCTCTCTCAAACAGATATTCCCCGAAGGGATTTCTCTTTCGTACTTCATCAAGAATCCATTTGTACTTGTCCGGCAATATGGCAAATCGCAATCCGGCTTCTGATTTTGGAAAATCTTTAACCTCATAGTGGAAACCATCATCATCACGATAGCGTGTCTCTGTAGAATTGATGGCAACCGTGTAGTTTTCAACATCTTTCCGCTTTAATGCCGACAATTCCCCGACACGGACTCCTGTCTTAAACATAAATAGCAATCCAAGGTTGACAATATCCAAGTGATTTCTTAAGTACATCTCCATGCGTTCCTTTTCATCCGGCATATATACCTGATCTTTTGCCTGACGAACTACGTGCTTAAACGCTTTTGGCGATATATCCATGTCTTTCAGAGTGTATGTAATAGAAAACTTAACATACTTATTCCGCTTGGCATACTTAAAGATTCCATAGATTAGTGTTCGGAAATTTGAGAATGCCTTGGAAGTCATGTTGAAATCATGAATGCTATTTCGTATAAATGTTTCAAGGTCGCATTCGTCTATGCTTTTGATTCTCTTATCTTTGATACCGTCAAAGTATCTCTGAAAGTCCATTAAGTATCTGTCATAGGTTGCTCTGCTGATTTCTTCAAGTTCCAGCTTTTGTGAAATCCAACGGTTGAAGATTTCCTCTATCGTTGGGTCATCCTCTTTCTCTTTCCAATAATCAATGATTTTCTGCTCGACCGCTTCTCTACGCTTTGCCTTGATTTTACGCCTGCCTTTTACTTCATCCGGCAGATATGAGTACCAGTTCTCATCCTTTCCTTGATAGATTTTATAAGGGTTTTTGTTGAGTAATTTTTCTCTCTTTTGCATAGTGACTTGTTTCTGCACAAGTGCTATGTCGAGAATACCACTATCAACGGCATATTTCAACAGTTCTTTTTCATCCAATCAAATACCCCCGTTCTTTCTATTTTATCTTTTATATCTCTCACTCTGTACTCTATCGTTCTTAGTGATAGATTTTCTTTTGTGGATATTTGCTTTTGTGAAAAACCACGGCAGAGAAGAGAGAAAATCCTCTCCTCTTCTTCCGTGAAATTGGCATTTTCTTTGATTTGTTCAAGCTCTGGCTTAATGAATTTTGTAAATTTCATAAGCCATTTCTCCTTATTTTATTGGTTGATATTTAAGTTTTTAAACATAGCACACATAACATCTACTACTATTGAGTTGCCGAACTGCTTATATAGTTGCGTATTGCTGTTCACTGCTGCCATTTTGTCAATATCTTCATCAGATACACCCATCAGCCGTCCACACTCTCTCGGTGTTAGCTTTCGTATTCTTCCGGCAACTTTTATAAGACAATCAGAACCATCTTTGCAATATCTGGCTGTTATTGTAGATGATATGTCATCAACATCTTTAATAACTGCATGAAAACCATTTCTTTTCTCTTTCTGCTTTTTTGCGCGTTCCGCAAATCCTTTCAATGCATTATCACTTACATAGAATTTGTTATCAACTACCTTTTCTTGATAATCACGTATTCTTTTTGTAAGTTGTATAGGCTGTGGAAAATTATAATTGCATTCACCCAGGAACGAAAACATAAAACATCTTTCACGCTTTTGTGCTACACCATAATTTTTAGCGTTTAAATCTTGATAGTAATTTGTGTAACCCAGACTTTCGAGAAAGTCTAGCCACTTTATAAAATCGGGCATATTATCCTGGCTATGTACTTGTGGCACATTCTCCATGAACAAAATCTGTGGTAATTCTCCGTTACTATCTCTAATTTCTGTTAGTATTCTCTCAACTTCCCACAACAGACCGCTTCTCGTACCGCTTCCCTTAGACATTCCCGCCTGTTTCCCGGCAATCGATAAATCTGTACAAGGAAACGAGTAAGTAAGTAAGTAAGTAAAGGTTTCTGTGTTGCAGATATTCAAATCTTCTGCATGAACCTTTGTTATGTCCATTGTGGGGAAATCCGTACCATGTACTGCGTTATAGCTTGCTATGGCATACTTATCAAACTCCACAACTCTGTAATGCTCAAACTTAGCGCCTATTCTCTTTAGTGCCATTGCCTGACTTCCGTAGCCAGCGAAAAGTTCTATTAAGCGAATAGGCTTTGTTATACTGATTGTTTCTCTTATGAAGTCAAATATGCTCATTTGATTATCACAAGAATAATTTTCAAAATTCATAAAATCTACCAAAAGGAAACCTAGGTTTTATGCGCGCGTCCTGTTCCTTTCTTTGATTTTTAGTTAGTTATCTTCTTTTTTCTTAAAATCCTCACAAGGTACATCAAGCAAGCAACCTACACAGTTAATGGGAATAAGCCCATTATTGTTCTTATAACTGTAAGAATTTTTGCAAACATTACAAAAATCTTTTCCAACATTTGCCTTGCAACTTGTCTTTTTATCTTCCAGCTTTTTCCCGATACTCTCGTTTATCCTTTTGAGTTCCTCGACCTTTTTCTGCAATTCCTCAAAATCTTCAATGAGTTTGTTGTATTTCTTCTTACTTAAAATCTTCATTCTGAATCACCCTTTCTTTTTCTTCTTAGGCTTAAACTTAAAAACATCATTCTTCTGACGGCTTACCATGCTACGATAGCCGTTCATTTTACTGGCTCTGCTTTTACTCATACCTCATACTCCTTCCGGTTTCTCGCACCGCTCAAACTCTATAACCCATACCCAAGGATTTGCATCCCAACCGTAGCGGTCAATGTCGGATTTCTTGATGGTGCTATTCCAAATCCCTATAAACGATGTAATTGTCATGTTTTCATCAAGTCCTCCATTTGTGTGGATATACTTATCTGTTCCTTCTGCCAACGCACTTTCTGCGCTGATCTCCTGCAACCGTTCCACTCTCACATCCGTGACATTAAGCCAGATGCGTGCCGCTTCTTTTGGCATGTGAATGGACGGATGATATATCAGTTTTGATGATTCCTTAAATGTAGGCAAGTCTGCCAGCTTATCATCAGCTTTGTAAATATATGTTCCATCTTCATATCCTTCGCTCCATGTTTCTCGAATATAAAGAATATCTCCCGGTTGATATGGTGGCTTTATGCACTGTACTCCATAACGTGCCGTAGGCTGTGGCTTTACAACTCTCCTAGTACAACTCTTCCGCCCGTCCAGAATTGCCCGAACCATTTCTGTGTTAACTGTGTTAAATAGTATTGGTTTAATTGCCATCTGCTCCACCGCCTTTCACGATTGTAATTGCGTCATCCATTGCCCTGTTCCATTCCAAATCTTCATCAGTTCGTACAACTCTGAAATTGTCGTTTAACTGTTCCACAACCTTGTCCACATCGTAGGCGGTCGGCTGTTCGTCAATCTTTTGTGCCAGCGCATAGAACATATCCTCACTGTTCCTTTGTGTAAGAAGAATATCCATGAACCATTGTTGGTATAACTCTTTTTTTAATTCATCTGCATCAATCAAGCTCATCGTTTTCCATCTCCTCTTTTCAAATAATCAAAAATCTCATGTCCAATCATCCCTACTGACAGAATGCAAAAAAGCTTAACTCCAAATTCTGTTAGAATATCTAACCTAATGGCTATAAGTATTAGTAGAAAGAAATTTATGTACGATTGAAACATCATTCTTCATCACTCCAATCCAACTTGCAACCGCACTTACTACAGTAATTTGGTGCATTGTTGTTATTCATTATTCCTATATCGTGACTGACTTTGATTGTGTTTCCACATTCACAATGGAATACAGAAAGAGTATCACTAAGGTTATGGTTAAATATAGGTTTCTTCGCCGTCTGCTTAACCGCCGCCCGGAATTCTTCCGGTGCGCCGATTGCGAGGTACTTCTGAACCTCTTCCATTGCGCAATAACCTTCTTCACAGTTGGAATAATATGAATTAGGCTTTTCGCCATAGCACGAATACAAGGTTTTTAAGGATTTTTTCTCGTAATTCTCTTTTACTAAGATTCCGACCGCTGTTCGCTCTGTTAATCTCTCCATGCCTATTCCTCACTTTCTGCCAACTTTGCCATTTTCCAATCGCTTATATCGCCACTTCCGCGCGCACTCCAAGATGTTGCTCCGTATCCCCATGCGTACACTATTCCGTTCTCGTATTTTGCAAAATATCTTTTTTCCCACGAATTTTTTTCGCTATTTCTTACCAAAATCGGCGTATCGACTGCTACCTTACTCCAATCAACAGGAGGCTCAACATACTCTAAATTAAGCCATTCGCAGAAATTATACGTACTACCTTTGCACGAATCTGATTCATAAAAATCGCACTCTTCACATTTAATTTCTTCGCAAATTGCAGGCTTTCCATTTTTTAATCCAAACACTCCTCCGTTTACCGCAAGTTCTATAATCTCATTTCCATATTTTTCTTTATTCGTCATATTAAACCTCCAAATCACATATAAACTTAATCTCATCCGCCAAACTCTGTGCTATCATCGGCACCGTCAACTGAAACTGCTTGTAATTAGCCAGTGTATCAATGTAGTCGATGAATTTGTCCGAAAAATATTGCAACTGTTTCGCTGTTATCTTAAATTCCTTTTTCAGAATCGTAAGTGTCAGTGCAAAATAGTTAAACAAAGATGCGCTGGAAAGCCTGTATGCTTCACGCTCGATACAGAAACCTTTCTTCGCATACAGGTTCATTAACTGTCTCTGTGGAATTTTCCCGACTTCTTCTTTGATGTCGATTCCGTATTTACTTTTCAGATAAACAGACAAGTCCTTCCCGGTATTTCCACCGGATGCTGCTTCATCTAAGTAAGATTTCAAAAAATCCTGCAACCGGATGATTCTTGCCTGTCCGAACCCGAATTTGTCATGCAGAATTATGTACCCAATCACGACAAAATCTTTGTATGATTTTGCTATAACCTTATCAGCATTTCTCTTTTCGAAATCATTTCGCCCGATAATCCGCATTTCCTGTTTTGTGTAAAATGTTGGCTTTTTATTCCGTCTCAAAGCATTGCTCATTTCTTTGGTTTCTCCTTTCTGTATGTGATTTCCAACCATGCAAAATGACTCAATACAAGCTGTCTTGCACGTTCTTCAATCTCCATGCCTTTGTATTTGTTTATCAATGATTCTCCGGCTTTTACAACTTCATCCCACCAAGAATCAGTGCTGTCCGGGGAATAGTATTTCTGAATGAATTGCCAATAATCCATAAACACTTGCCATTCTTCCGAACCCTTTTCGATCTTTGCACTTGCCATAGCCACTACCTCTAAAACGGACAATCGCCATTGTATGGCTTGAATCCGTCCCCGCGTTCTTTCTTTTTTATTTCCGCAACAACATCATCAAGCGGTTTTTCGATTTCAACAAACTTCATATTTTCGCCAATAAACTGTAATGCTTCTTTCATAAGTTCGCCCTGCCGTTGCTTTGCAACTTTCAATCCTTTATATTCTCCGCTTTCATCCAGATTCCATAAAAAGAAAATATTCGATGCGTCCTGCTCAATATCTCCGGATTCTCTCAACTCTGACATTGTAGGCTCTTTGGTATCTCTGCCCTCTGAAACTCTGTTCAACTGCGAAAGTGCGATAACCGGAACATTTAGCTCCATTGCAAGTGCCTTTAATGCTTTTGAAATATCTCCGACTTCTGATGATCTGTTGCTGTACTTTCGCTCTGCTTTAATCAACTGCAAGTAGTCAATAATGATTGCATCAAACTGCCGGTAGCGGCTCTCTGCCTTGATTTCTCCTACGGATTTTGAACCTGTGGAAATAATCACATCATAATCACACATTTCATCGTTTGCCTTGTCGAATTTTTCTTTTTCATCTCCAAGGAACGCTTTTGCCCTCCGGACGCGCGTTAGGCTTATTTCAGACAACCTTGAAACGAAACGTTCGTAAACCTGTCCTTCTTTCATCTCGAGGTTGAAATATCCAACTTGGAGTCCTTTTTCTGCCATTTGTCCGATCATCTGCGTTACAAATGCGGATTTTCCAATTCCCGGTCTTGCACCGACAACAGTCACGTCTCCGCCCTCTAAACTTCCGATACAATCATCCAATTGATCGAACCCTGTTTTTACGCCGCCCTCTCCAACGTGTTCGTTGAAATATTTTTCCTTGTTTTCCTCAACGATCTGCTTTAATGATTTTGACCGAACTTTCATGTTCTTCTGCAATTCTTCCAACCTTGAAATGCTTTCAGAAATAGTCTTGTCAATGTCTCCCGGTCTCAATGAAACTCTCTGATAAAGACTTTTGACCTCTCTTGCCTTGAAATCATTCATCACGACTTTGGCATACGCAGGAGCTTCAACCGATGTCGGAGAAGATTGTAAACAAGACATAACGACTCGCTTATATTCATCTTCGCTGTACTTTGGGTTGGTCAGCGATTGTGCAAGGGAAAGAACTGTGATTTCTTCGCAATTATCTCTCATTGCAAGCATTTTTATGAAAATGTCCTGTCCTATATCATCGGAGAACATATATGGTTTAATGTCCGGAATCCTGTCGAGAGAATCAGCAGATATAAGCACGCATCCGATAAGCCCCTGTTCCGCTTCTGTCAACTGCAATCACCTCGTTTCTCTGCAATCTGCAACCAATAGTCGCAATCATTTTTCAACCAATCAACATATTTTGGAATGTACCGAAAATCCTTATCGTCCGGGTTCTTTTCTTGATAGTCACTCAAATATGCTTCTGTGGCTTTGTATAACAGCCGTGCAACGTCCGGTTGGTTCTCTTCGATAACTTCTAGCACTTTATCCATCCAAGCCGTTTTAGAGGTACTGTACGCTGTTTTCTTGGGGTATATACTAAAAGTCTTTTTCCATGCATCGTCAAAATCAAACAAATCTCCGGAATCGGGCGACAGCGAATTTTCTTTTATATTTTCTTTCTCTTTATCTTCTTCTTTTTCTTCTTCTTTATCTGAAACAACGACGTCAGACGATTTATCGGGCGATTTTTGCTCAATTAGGTTCTTCTGCTTCTTTCTGCGGTTCTGCTGATATAGCCTGTCACGTTCCTTTTTCTTCTCATAAGCATCAAGTGTCTGGTGCTTATTCCAATTCGGAATCGTTATCACATTGTCAACGACCTCAATCATCCCAAATTCTTCAAAGGTCTTAAGTGCAAGCCTTACCGTGTTCAAATCTCTGCGGAAAATGGTGGCAAGCATTTCATCCGTGAACGGTAACTTGTTGCTCATCATAAACACACCGTTGTTATTCTGTTTTCCGGCAAGAATAAGAAGTTTGAACCAAATCGTAATGATGCTATCCGCACTCGGCATACTCTCAATCAGCAGAATCTTTTCATCATCAAAGACATCTGTTGTGATTTTAATCCACTTGACTTCTGCCATTTAATCACTCTCCTCATACGTATTTTCAGAAATCAAAGCCATAAACTTCTCATACTGCTTTTCAGAAACTTTATTACCCTGTTTTTCCGGCTTCAAGCGGATTTCAAGGTGCTTTTCAGCAATATGCGATAATTCCTTAGCAAGACTCTTTTTGCCCTGCTTAATGCCGTCATAATAGCCTTTTGCTGGCTTAAATTCGTTTATCTTTTCTTTTCCTGCGCCTTGACCGCCAGCCGTTTTGTTGTAACGGCATTGATAACCTTTCTTTGTATATTCCAAAATCCAATATTGTTCCATTTCATCAAGTTTCTCTCTCGGATAATGGATAAAATCCAATTTCCATCCATACGGATTTTCTTCACTATAAAATCCTCTTTTTTTAATCGAAAGATCTATGTGCTGATAACCGGATA